TGTGTTTAATGTCTATGTGTAAACAGCAACTGTTGCTGTCTATGTATTTATTATACAGTAATACAAACTGTTTGTAAAGCTGAATGAACTATTTCTTAAACTTGTTTACTCTTTCTTTAATAAGTTCAACCACTACGTCACTGAGCACAACCTCATAGTGGTTGTAGTCTACTTCTACTAGTTCCATATCTTCGTGATGCCGTTGACTGGCAATGGTCACCACGCCATCATTGGGCTCGTGCATAAAAGGGCTTTGACCCTTTACAGTCACTATGTTAGTCCAAGGATGCTGTATCTTGATACGACTTGCCTGCTTCATAACCCACGAGCTAGGCCCAATGTCACGCATTAGTCTGCTGAATGGCAAGAAGTATTGGGCATAGTCTGCTACTTCAGCGCCACCATATGGTGTGCTTAGGGTAACAGCACCTTTCACACTCTCGGGCATACTATTAGCTAGATGTAAACTGTAAATGCCGCCTAGACTGTGTGCAACAAACACTAGATCAGTATGTCCGTCTAGCGCCGACTGCATTTCTTTTAAGTTATTTTCAAACCCATTGCGACTATCATAGTTAAGATCTACACCATCGCCTAGTTTACTCTTGATATAGTTGAAGCTTTCGCTGGTGGCATTGGCACCGTGTATGTACACTAATTTCATGCCAATATTTAGCGGTTAGAACCAACCGTGGAACTCAGAGTCTAGATTGATAGGATGTACTTCCCATCCTTCTTTCTGCCAGCGCATCAACATTAGTAATGTAGTAATCACTTGTATACTGCCTTAGCACCTTCAATATCGCCCATTCGTGCTAGGCTTGCGGCAGCACGGGCTTGCCCAAATGCTTCTAAAAATGACCAGATTGCGTTAGTGATTGTTTTCATAGATAAGTTTCCTTTTGAGAATTAAATTGTCGGATGTAGTTTTCCAACTGGGCGGCATCGGTAATGCCTTTGGTGCTTAGATATTGATCCAAGCGGCTTTGATAGCTAGATCCTGGAAACATTTCACTTAAACGTTCCATAACAGCTAACATTCGATCTGATAAAAATTTCATTTCGTTTTCCTGTGTGTTTGTGTAGACTCAGTGTTTCTACTGATATTATTTAGTCATTATATGCTGCGACCGCACAAAAAGTCAATCTCTTGACAACCATTTAGTGTTTAGTTATACTATAACTCAATTGAGTTAAATACACAATAGGAACATTTCAATGAAGCTTCAAACCAGATCGATTTTGCAGGAACTGAATTCTATTGCCGATGTGCGCAGCACTGATTCGTTGATAGAAAGTCGTGCTGCCAACATCATCAATTCGGCTATTAATCTATTGGAAAGTATTCATAAAAATTATGATTCCGCTTCAGCAGACGAACTTGAACGCAGGTTTGTTAATGCAATCAAAGGGCAAGACCCTGCAAAGTTCACACGTGGAGTTCGTAGAATAGCAGAAGCACGTAGACTCAAGAAAAAATTGGAAGAAAGCAATGATCAGTAAACTGTCAGAAGGCGGCAACGTATTCAAAGGCCCAGAAAAGCAACCGCTAACACAACGTATTGCTACAGGAGACGTAGAAGAAACCATTCTCTACATTGAAAAAATTACAGGCTTGGACTTTACTAAAGAAAAGCATCTTGATGACAAGAAACCTGTAAAATGGCTGGGTACCACAGGCCGCAAAGAAGATCCAGATGGCACATTTGAAAAGAACAGTAGTGGCGACTTGGACCTATCAGTGGATGCCAACGAAGTAGATAAAAAATCATTTGCAGACAAATTGATTTCACAGTTCGGTAAAGAAAACATCAAACTTAGTGGAGACAATGTACACTGGAAGGTGCCTATCAAAGGAAGTCCGGATAATGGATTTGTACAGGCAGACTTTATGTTTTCCGCTAATCCTAAATTTCAACAAGGCTCAATGATTGGTGGGCAAGGTGAGTATAGAGGTGAGCATCGTCATATTCTATTAAGCTCAATTGCTCGTGCCCGAGGTATCAAGTACAGTCCCAAGCACGGAATACTGAATGCTACCACAGACGAACTGTTGCCCAACGGCAACGACTGGAATCAAATTGCTAAAGTGTTGCTGGGACAAACTGCCACAGTTAAAGATATTAAATCAGTTGATGCAATTCTTGACTACATTAAAAAACTGCCCAACTACGAAGATCTAGTTGCAAGTGCAAGAGAAACACTGGGCAAGCAAGGTGTCGCTTTGCCGGAAAATGTTATTTCGTTTGAAAGTGCTCAAACAGGAACACCCTCTTGGTTCCGCAAGATGATGGAACGAGTTAAATGAGAGCATTTGAATTTTTACGTGAAGCCGAAGCAGCACCTCCCGCCAAGAAAGTAGGCCGTGAGTTCAACCACCTAGAAGATCTTGTGTTTACAGAAGCCAACGGTGCTAACAAGGCCATTAAGATACTTAAAGATCTAGCCAGTCCCGAAACCAGTATCACAATTAAATGGGACGGCAATCCCACAGTGTATTGGGGACGTGAAGATGACGGCTCCTTCCGACTAGTGGGCAAAAACAACTGGGGTCGCGAAGAAGGCAAAAGTTCCAGTCCAGAAGAACTCCAACAATTTATCATGAGTCGTGGCAAGGGCGAAGACTGGCGTGAGAAGTTTGCCGGGGATATGGCAGCACTGTGGCCTATATTTGAACGTGCAACTCCTGCAGAATTCCGTGGTTATGCCTACGGAGATATCCTATTCCACCCTGGCAAACCATATGCCGGAGCTGACGGCAAAATTACATTCACTCCTAATCAAACCACTTATTCTGTTGCAGGCACTAGTGAAATTGGACGAGCCCTGGCCAAAGCCAAGATAGCAGTAGCGGCACACAAGGTGTTTGGTTACTTTGGAGACAAGACAGGTGAGGACTTTGACAATCCTGATCAGTTCAGTGGTAATCCAGAATTAAAAGTATTTGGCTTGACCAGTGTTAGCTATAGACCAGCAGTGGGTGCAGACAATCTTGCTGCCATTGAAGCACTGGCTAAAAATCAACAGGCCATTGATAAGTTGTTGGCGCCTGTTGCTGGTATGGGCTATTTACAGAGTGAAATTTACACCTTTGTTAATAACCAATCGAAAACAAAACAACTGGATAATATCAACACAGAAGCTTTTATGGCCTTTGAACAAAAGACTCCTGCCAAAGCTGCCAAGATTGCAGCACACAGTGAACTGCACCCCGGAGTCATGGATGTGATGTTTGAACTAGTACGAGAGATCATGGCAGCCAAAGACGAAGTAATTCGTGAACTAGATGCATCAGGCGGCGACATAGAGCAAACTACAGGTGGCAAACCAGGCGGAGAAGGCTACGTTGCAGGCGGAAGCAAGTTGGTGCCACGTGATCGCTGGACTCCATTTAGAACCGACTAAAATCAGCCGTTTTGGCGTGATTTCTTCAATCCAATATAAATACTTGCATAGGAATCAAGGTGATTCTTATACAATGCCAGTCCCGGAGCGGGACTATTGATTTAAGGAGAACATATCATGGCAACATTCACAAGAACAAATCCAACAGCAATAGCTCGCGGTACAATTCAATACACATCCGAATTAACATTCTACAAAGTAGTTCTAAATGGATCGGGATTAGCAGTTGCAGCTTCAGACGCAAATGCAGCAAAAATTTCCGATGCACTGGGTTCTATAGCTCGTTTGTTTCAATTCAAAAGCACCGGCAATGAAATTTTTATGGTAGCAGATCGTCATAGCACCAGCATTGACTCTGTTGCTAGACTAATTGCTCAAGTTCTAGATACAGGTACATTTACTAATGTAGCTGCCAGCGGTGTTGCTACATTGTCTGATACCAACACAATTACAGTAACTGTTCCGACAGACCTAGAAGGTATGTAATTCAAAATTCTCAGGGATGGGAAGACTAAGCCCGGTTCGCCGGGCTTTTTTACGACTGTGATTCTGTAGAGTTAAATAGTAGCATATAATTATGCAACTGTTCAAACTTGTCAGTGTGGTCGATATCACACGTTCTCTCCCATCTAGATCAGAAACAGATCATTTGAAATTGGGGCAACAGGCCAATTTCAACAGCCTCATACAGGCCATTGGCATTAGGTCAAATGTGGAATGGGACCAAGACCCAGAACGCCACACAGGCAGAATGCCCGATGACATAGACGGTGCTGCCACACATTGGATATGGCAATTTTCTGTAGAAAGAGATTTTGTTTTTCGACTAGATGATGATCCAGTGGGTCTGTTGTTGGATGACCTTGAGGGTGTTCCTGTGATAAATCGGTTAAATAATTCAGTAGATATTACACCTTCGATATTTCAAACCAAAGGCAATCGTGCAAACATTTGGATATATGAAATCTCACAAGTGGGATAAATATAATTTAACAGGCAAAACAATTAGGCATTTCGGAACACTTAGGCACATGGCTCGGAGCGAGCACCTGACTTAACATAAAAGGAAACAGCCTAATGGCCACAAAAGAAGCAGTAACACAACTGGCTGCACTACCTGAGCGGGTAGCTGTAGTTGAAGTTGAAGTAAAAAATCTAAACGAAAAAGTAGATGATCTTAAAAATGATGTCAGGGAAGTGCATGACTGTCTGGATCTAACTCGTGACGGCATTATGGAACAACTGAGCAAGATGCATGACGCAAGTTGTGCGCAACATAATGAACTAGCGGGTAAAGTTAAAGAAATACAGACTTTTAAAAATAAAGTCTCTATGTACTTAATGGTTGCATTGGCATTTGCCGCTGGTACAGGCTGGCTCAATGCTGTTAGCTTTCCGCATATACTCAAGTTTATGGGACTGTGAAACAAGTACACTTAAATAAGGACCATAGGTCCTTTTTTTATGACAAACATACAGCGGCGTCTAGAGCATCTAGTAACTAACGCACAGCGTAGACTCATAGCTGACAATCACATTCTGCCATTAAAGGTGGCTGGAGGCATTCTTGTAGGTGATGTGTTAATTGTCAGTCAAGAAACCACAAAACATCTTTATAGGCACAACAGTGTTATCTACAGCAACATTAATCTCAATGCCACAGCAATCAGAATGGCCAATTTATTGACCAAAAATACCAATTCTGCAACCGTAGATAAAATTTATAGATTAGACCAAGAATATGGCAAATGGTTCACAGACAGCCAGATTCTTAGAACACAGTATCAAAAGGCTGTCACAGCTAAAAACTTTGAAAAAGCGGATACTCTTTGGGCAAGGTATTGTGAAAGTAGAGATAAAACTCTAGCTGCCAAAGAAACTGTGACCGCTTTGACTTATTTCTGAATAAATAATACATCACTATGGATCAACCAATATGAAAACCACAGATCTCTTCAAAATTAATAGAACCAGTAAAAGACTAAACGAAAGCATGTTTAAGACTTTTGGTCGCAAACTGAATCTAGAAACGTTCAATGTTGAACAGCTGGAAGATGCTAGAAACAAACTGCGTACACAGATCTACACAGCTCGCAGCAGTTCCAGCTTTAATGAAAATGTTGAAAATGATGCACTGTCGCAGGCACAGTTCATGCACGATGCCATAGTAGCTGAATTATCAGAGCGTGATGAACCTATTGTAGACAACAGCGTAGAAGAAGGTGCAGACATTGACAAACAAACATTGATGATGATCCTCAAAAACTTTGATGAAAACATGAACGAAATTGGCGGCTACGGAGATCCAGATTTTAGTAAAATTCTAGCTGCACTAAGTAACGGTGATATTGAATCAGCTGTGGAAGAAGTGGCCTATAACTATGCTGATCAAGATGGTGGCGAGATTCGTAGCAACGACTTTGACAATTACCTAGAAGATCTAGAAGATCAATTTAAAGATATGGTTGGCGGTGAAGTTGACGAAGCAAGTAAGTGGCGCGACCCTAAATACAAAGACCAATTATATACGCAAGAGCCTCCAAGTGGAGACGAAGATGATTCAGAAGATGTTTACTACAACAGAGTAAAACCAGATGACTATCAGGGTGCAAAACGTCGTATGGGTGATGATGACTATGACAAGGATCCGTTGACAAGGGGTTATGGACGAAGCGGCATGGGTTCTTTGAACACACACGGCAAGCGCAAAGGCCTGCCATCAAGAGATCAAATTGGCAGTTTGAAAGGCAGCATAAAAGCTGCACGTGGAACTCACAATCGTCCTAGACTGCCAGAGAACAACACATCAAGAACACAAGGAGAAAGTATGAGTAATTTAAGAGAAGGTGAGATCCAGCAGGCAAGTGCGATCGTCACAGCTAAAACAATGGTTGACAGAGTGGGCCGTTGGATCGAAGAATTAAGCGGTATGGAAAATGATACTCTATTGCAGTTAGGTGATAGCATTCGTGATGAAATGGGACAAGAGCAGGCCAAAGGATTTATCGAAGCAGTGGCTCCGGCAATTCAATCAGCATTGGAAAATCTCAAGGCCACACGTGAAGCATTGGCCACTGGAGTACGTACACTAACAGGTGAAGAGCAGCCTGTCAATATGTTAGGTGGTGAGACAGCCGCCGACATGGCAGCTGAACCCGATGCCATGAATACTGATGCTGAATTAGGCGGTGACGAATTTGCCGCAGCTGAGCCAGCCGCAGGTGGTGCAGAAGAAGCAGGCCGTGAGATGCGCGAAAGCATCAACCATCAGAATCGTTTGATGAGAGCATTGGCAGGATAAAATGAAATTATCTGAGATTTCAGAAGACCAACAACTTAATGAATTGTTGCCGGCGCTAGGAGCTATCGGCGGAGCCGTGGCCAAAGGTGCTGCCTCTGCCGTGGGAGGAGCGATGGCCAAAGGTGCTATGAACTTGGCTAAACCTGCACAAGCTGCTGGTGGCGCAGCATCAAAACCACCAGCACCAGGACAGCCTCCGGCAGCAGGTCAACCACCAGCACCAGGCGCCGCAATGGATCCGCAGGCAATGGCCAAACAGCAGGCTGAACAGACCAAACAGATGGCTGAACGAAAGAAAGCCATTCAAGAGCAGATCAAAGAAATGCAAAAGCAGATACAAGAACTTACCAAAGAATTGAGCACCTTAAAATGAGATTTTTTGAATTTGGCGGAAACTCCGGAATAGAGATTGATCGATTCATAATGGTTCTTAGAAACTATATTGGTCGTGCCGCCAGTCAAAAAGCTCCTTCAAAATTAAATTGGAACGGCCTCAACAAAGTTTTATCAACCAACGGATTTGAGCTCACTGCTGATTATGAAACCTTCAAAGCCATGTATGATTCTAGCCCAGCGGTACAGGCAATGATTTCAAATTTCAATGATGATGGCATTGAACTCAAAGTGCCCGGGGCCGGCGATCAAGCACAAAAACCAGATGGCACCAAAGACAGTCAGGCTGAAGTAGATAAAATTGCAGCCGGTGCCGCCCCACAACAATTAGCCACCCAGGCTTGACATTGAGATTGTTTTACTGTAATATATACAGTATATGATTACTACCCCACCACCTTTTATTGAACGTTTCCAATATAAAAATTGTGTTCAAATCAACGATCCTGTAACACGTAAACGTGTCTACCAAACTCCAGACGGAGAAAGTCTACCAAGCGTTACCACAATCCTTAGTGCCACTAAAGATATGACTCATTTGAACGAGTGGAAGAAACGTGTAGGAGTTGAAAAAGCACAACAAATTACCACCGAAGCTGCTGGGGTGGGGACGGCCATGCACAGCAATCTAGAACGTTTCATTGCCGGCATACAACGACAGCCGGGCAACAATCCTGTACACGTACAGGCCAATAAAATGGCTGATGTTATTATCAAAAACGGATTATCAAAAGTATCCGAAGTATGGGCCATGGAACAGAGTTTATATTTTCCAGGCTTGTTCTCGGGCACAACTGATCTGGTTGCAGTACACGATGGCGAGCCCGCAGTATGCGATTATAAACAGACCAACAAGCCCAAGAAAGCAGAATGGGTGGAAGATTACTATCTACAGCTAATGGCCTACATACTGGCACATAATGAAGTCTACGGCACAGATATTCGCAAGGGTGTTATTTTTATGTGCAGCCGGGATTTTGAATACCAACAGTTCACACTGGAGCCTCAAGACTTCAACAAGTGGCAGGATGCTTGGCTCAACAAGGTAGAGGAATACTACAAGCTAGGTAGATAAATACTCTATAGAACATAGAGGATATCAAAGTGGCTGTAATTCAAATCTCGAAAATCCAGGTCAGAAGAGGCCAAAAAAATTCAGGCATAGGTGTTCCACAACTGAGTTCAGCAGAATTTGCCTGGGCAGTTGACAGTCAAGAACTATTCATAGGCAACGGCAGTGTTGCTGAAGGTGCTCCAGCAGTGGGCAACACCAAGGTTCTTACGGAACACGATAATATTTTAGAATTGGCCGCCAGCTATAGATTCGCTGCCGATGATAATTCAATTACTCTCAGTATTGCTCGAGGATTGCAGTCTAAAATAGATGAGATACAGGTCAGTGTGGTAGATTTTGGTGCGATACCCGACGGATCAACCGACAGTACTTTGGCATTTACCACGGCCATTGATGAACTGTTTAAAAACTCCAACGATAAATTCAAGAAAATACTGGCTGTGCCAAATGGTGTGTATCTTTTTCTTGATGATCTAATTATACCCAGCAATGTGTTGATCAAGGGAGAAAATTCACAAGAAACTGTGCTAGAAATTGGAGATAACAATATCATATTCCAGGACGTATCTGGTAGACCGCAAGGCATTGTGATAGAGAATTTAACTATTAATCACAACGATGGTCAAACAGTCATAACCGGTTCACAAGAATGTAAATTCAAAGGGGTGAAATGGCAATCTGGATATGTGTTAGGTGATGCTGTGTTTGTGCCAGAGAATGCCAGTTGTTTGTACAACATACCCACAATGAGTATAGGCGGTAACGTCATAGTATCTGGCAGCGGAGTGAGTTCAACTATAAACACGGCTTTTACCAGTACTTTTGCCAACACGCTAGGTATCGTGGCGGGCACACTCAATGCTGATGCCACATTCAGCGCAAACTTTGAAGCTGTTGTGGTAGGCGGTGGTATTAAAATTAGTTCCAAGTCAGATGCAACATTGGCCGCTACGGTGCAATCTAATTTCACAGTGACCAGCTTGTCTTCAGGCAGCGGCAGTACCAGCACTATTACTCCAGTGCTGGCAGAATTCACAGATGGTTCTGCCAATGTAACTGCATCAGTATTTTGGGAAAATAACCTGTTCGGCACCAGAGTCAACAAGTTGGTGTTTGAAGACTGCAAATGGTATTCAACACCACTAGCAGTGGAATGCCAACAGACTGTGGCATTTGATTCGGTGGTAGATTTTGAACACTGTGAATTTTTTGTCTGCGACACAGGAATTTATATAGGTGGTGTTGTTGCACAGGGCAACCTATGGCACATCGATGATTGCCATTTTGAAGAAGTGGCCAATCAAGCATTTATTAGTACTCAAGGAAGAGGAACACAGTTTCAAAGATCTAGATTTATCAACTGTGGTAACAATACCAACAGTGCGTCCTCTCCCTATACTAGCATAGTGTCATTTGGTGAATCCTTTGGCAACACTCTGGTAAACTGTTCCAGCAATCGACATCAAGAATCTGGAATTGTCAGTGTGGCCACTGCGGATACCAGAGTGGAATTCGAAAATGCCAGTTTGGCCAGTTTGGTGGATAGAAACTACAGTGAGTTGTATCTCAGTGATGCACCTAGACCACTGGCTGTGTTCAGTGCATACAACAACTACATTTATATTGATTATACTTTGAGATTGAGCCAGCACGTGAGGACTGGACAAATTGTCATAGTGATCAACACACTAAACACTGATATAGAAATTTCAGATACATATACCTATTCGGGAGGAGGAATTGTTATGACAGGATTCGAATTTTTTGCAGAACTAAAAAACAACAGCAACTATGATGATTCAGCTGGACCGAATAATGACACGCTACTTCTTAAATATCAAAACCCATTAATTTCTGGTGCTACTGGTTCAATCGAATACAGTATTACCTACGGTGTTTGATCTTTATGACAATGATAGACTGATAAAATGGCGACAGTTTCGTGACAATCTAGAAACCAGTTTGACTCCACTAGAAGATGTAGCTTATCTTTGGAGTCGAGCACCATTTGTCAACACCTATCTCAATCCCCACACTCCGGACAAATGGCCGGATCCTTGGCATCTAGTTTTAAATTCTAAGCTGGATGAGCTTGCTATTGTTCTAGGAATGCTGTATACTTTGAAGTTAACACAGCGGTTTATGACAAGTCGATTTGAGATACATATGTCTACTATAGAGGCCAGTAGGTACAGTAAATATTTTTTGGTAGTAGATAACCACGTTTTAAACCTGGAATATGGGTGTGTTTTGTCAACTGTTGAATTAACCCTAGTTGAGACCAGCATCATTTGGACAAATAGCAGTAACAAATAAATATCAGATCGCAAAGAATAACGTAGAGAAAACAATGACAATAACGGTGATTAAGCGCAATGGGCAAAGAGAACAGTTGACACTGGAAAAATGGCAGACACAGATTGCAAAAGTATGTAGAGGAATAGCAGATGTCAGTCAGAGCATGATTGAGATCAAAGCTCAACCGCATTTTTACGACGGAATCACCACACAAGAAATAGATGGAATCACTCTGAGAGCCATTGTGGATTTGATTGATGTAGAATCAAATCCAGATGTGGGACATGTCAATTATCAATATGTAGCAGGCAAGCAACGTCTATCGATGTTGAGGAAAGATGTTTATGGCTCCTACGAACCTCCCCACCTCTACGAGATCGTAAAGACCAATGTGGCCACTGGACTATATACGGCCGAACTTCTTGAGTGGTACGGTGAAGATGATTGGAACAAGATGAATGACATGTTGGATCATTCTAAAGACGAAGAATACGGATATGCTGCCATCGAGCAGTTGATTGAAAAATATTTGGTCAAGAATCGGGCCACAAAGGAAACCTATGAAACTCCACAAATTAGATACATGGTCGCGGCCGCTACTGTATTTCACCGAGAAGAACCGAACTCTGCGAGAATGCGATTTATCAAAGAGTATTACACAGCAGCCAGTGATGGGCTCTTCACTCTCGCAACGCCAGTGCTTGCCGGCCTGGGAACGCCTACTAAACAGTTTAGTAGTTGCGTACTTATTCGCTCGGATGATGATCTGGACAGTATTTTTGCGTCCGGGGAAATGATGGCCAAGTATGCCAGCAAGCGAGCAGGCATTGGTTTAGAGATAGGACGACTACGTCCATTAGGCAGTCCCATCCGCGGTGGTGAGATTATGCACACAGGTATGATACCTTTCCTGAAAAAATGGTTTGGCGACTTAAGAAGTTGCAGTCAAGGAGGTATTCGTAATGCAAGTGCTACTGTTTTTTATCCTATTTGGCATCATCAGTTTGATGATCTTATTGTACTTAAAAACAACCAAGGAACAGAAGAAACCCGAGTCCGTCATATGGATTATGGGGTTGTGCTTAGTGCTTTCTTCTGGAGACGATTCCGAAACAAAGAAAACATAACATTCTTTGACCCCAACCAAGTACCTGATTTGTACGAAGCATTCTACCAAAACACAGAACGCTTTGAAGAACTCTATGTCAAATACGAAAAACGCAAAGACCTACGTACCAAGACCATGAGTGCTGAGGAAGTTTTCAAGAGTGGTATACTGAAAGAACGCACAGACACAGGTCGAATATATCTTGTATTCATTGATAATGTCATGAATCAAGGACCGTTTGATCCTGAGTATCATACGATTTATCAAAGTAATCTGTGTTGTGAGATCCTATTACCCACCCGTTCATTTAAGAGATTAGACGACGAGAGTGGACGCATAGCGTTATGTACACTGGGATCTATCAACTGGGGAGCGTTCCGGAACCCAGAGGATATGCGTAGGGCCTGCAGGATTCTACAGCGTAGCCTGTGTAACATTCTTGACTACCAAGACTTCTTGTCAATACAGAGTAAGTTAAGCAACGACGAGATACAGCCATTAGGCATTGGCATTACCAACCTAGCCTACTGGCACGCCAAGCGAAGCCTCAAGTACGGAGAACGAGATGCATTAGCAG